AATTGACTAAAAATGCGAGAATACTTTTTGATCCCAAAGATGATCCAGTATTAAACTATCTCGACGACGACGGTAAACAAATCGAACCCGACTATTATGTTCCTATATTACCGACCGTTTTGGTAAATGGAACTGAAGGTATTGGTACTGGGTTCAGTTCATATATACCACCGTTTAATCCTTCGGATATTAAACACAATATTGAACGTGTAATTAATGGTGAAAACATAGTACCAATGAAACCGTGGTTTGATAAATTCACGGGTCGTGTGTTCAGTAATGAAGATGATTTATGGATAACAGAAGGTGTATGGAAATCTTCGGGTAAAAATATAATAGTGACTGAACTTCCACCGGGGCGTTGGACGCAAGACTACAAAGAGTATCTCGATACTCTTATCGAAAAGAAAAAAATTACGAATTACGTGAATAACAGTACGACTGACGATGTTAATTTTAGTATCGAAGGATACGCGGGTAACGATATCATAAAAGATTTTAAACTTCGTAAGACATTTCATGTATCAAATATGCACTTATTTCATCCAACAAAGGGTATTCATAAATACGAAAGTCCAGAAGAAATTCTCACCGATTTTGTTAAAATACGATCAGAAACATATAAAAAAAGGAAAGCACATCTTATACGTGTCTTAAAAGAAAAATCTAAAAAACTTGAAAATATGTCGAAATTTATTGATATGGTTATTCACGAAAAAATTATTGTTTTCAAACGTAAACGTTCGGATCTCGAACACGAAATGGGGAAAATATTTGATAAAATAGATAATTCATATGAATATCTCTTGAATATTAAAACGTATCAGTACACAAGCGAAGCTGTACAAAACCTCAGGGAAGAAACAACAAAATCAAGAATAGAGCTTGATACATTACAACAAATGTCTCATATCGATATGTGGAAAAGGGATTTAAAAATATATAAACAATAAGTAGTAAGTATGTGTGATACATCTGGACCAAATACAGGTTCTATACTATCACTTAATGCAATTGGTAAACAAGATACGTATCTTTTGGAAGATGATCCTATTCATTCATTCTTTAAGTATGAACATAAACAACACGCTAATTTTACAAAATTTCATAAAAGTTTAAATATTAATAAACCAAGTAGTTCTTCAACATCTTGGCCTTTTGGTGAAACTATAAAGGTCATGTATAACCCGAGAAATATGGGAGATCTTTTAGCAAATATGTACGTAACATTTGAATTGCCAGCTTTAACAGGTTCTGATAGTTATTATGCGGATCAAATTGGGAGACATATTTTTAAATCCGTAACCATGCGTGTCGATGAAACGGTTGTTGAAAAGTTCCATGGTGATTGGGGTATAATATACGATGAACTGTACCTCGATGAATCCGAAAAAAGAACGAAAAGGTATACATTAAATAGAAATAATGCAGAAGATACATCTTTATTATCCGGTAATCAGATATTAGCACGAAACAAATCACGTGTTTATATTCCTATACCTTTACTCTTTTCGCGTAAATACGAAAGTGATGAATACGAAACAAACACACCAAATCGCCCTTACTTTCCAACGTGTGCCATACACAAACAAAAGCTCCAGTTTGAATTTGAATTTCATAAACAATCTTTTTTTACAAATGCAGTGGATAATCTTACTGTAAATAGTTTTGATATAGTCACTGAAGAAATAACACTCGAACCAATTGAACGTACTTATATAACAAATAAGAGACATGTTCTCGTTACCGATATTGTTAAAAAACACCCCACTTTGGACATACCAGTGGGTGTACAAAACGCAAAACTTGAACTTGTTCCAAATATACCGGTAAAAACACTTAATTGGTTTTTCAGACAGAAAGCTTTTGAAAACGAAGATACATATGAAGGTGGTACAACTTTACTTGCAAATGTATTCGCGAATAGGTATACATCCATGTCAAGTGCTAAAATATTTGTAAATGGTGAAGATATACCAAATATTCAAGATAGTGATCATAAATATTTTAAATACGTTGTTCCATTTTCAAGTCGTTTATCGCGACCGTTACGAAACATTTATACGTATGCATTCTCGATGAATCCAATTAATGTAGAACCATCGGGAATGTTGGATTTTAGTCAGTTACAATCTAACCGAACGGTTTTAGATGTTACTATGAAAGAAGGTCTTACGAGTGATTACACGCTACATTTATATTATGTAGGGTACCAAACATTCATTTTTGAAAATGGTATCATGACACTTGTTTAGAAAAAAGAGCGTTTTTATGATCATGAATATACTCAATTATATTATTTTTTATACACCATCTTATGAAATTCAGCTGTGCAACAGTCGTATGTATTTCATTGGATGTACCTGGAACAGTGTACGATATTTTAGACGAACGACAAAATGGATCGAACAATTTTTTACTGTACCCATCTAAACTTGATTTATATGCACAGTGTACACTAAATATTTTACCGTCGGTTGTCTTATATGATAAATTGTTTTTCTTTGAATAATTTGTAATAAACCATTCAAGGTTCCGTAGAGAAATACCACCAGTTTTATTTAGAATTTCTAAAAGTGTAGCTCTATTCTCGGGGTTATTATAAAATGTATCGATCGATGTTAGTAGAATAGCTGATTTATTCATTATTACATTATTCCACGCAATTCTCTAAATCCCTTTCTTGATACTTCACATGCCGGACACCCAGGTTTAAATATACATTCTGTTAAATTATGTGTATGACGTATACCTTCATTATTTTTAGAAACCATTTCTATTGGACCTCTAAGTTGAGGTTGATCAATATGACTCCCACACATTCCATTAAGTTTAGCTCTTGCTATACACGGAGAACCATCTTTTTTAAAGCCTCTACAGAAATTTAATGGATTTGGAATTTCAGAAAGTAAAAGTTTTAAATTTATAGAATATTTATACGATATTTTTTCCATTACCTTTATAGTACGTCTATACACTTCTGTTTCCACTTCTTCATCCCAAAGTGTTTGTAATTTTCTGGATGTCATATTTTATATACGTCACTATTTTTTAAGTGATTTGAACATATCACTTATTTTCTGCTGTCCTTCAATTTCAGCCTCTAGTTTTTTCTTTGGGCGTCGTTTTGGTTTCACACGCGTTAGAAGTTCACCAAATATCTCTTCTTTCGGATCTTCAAAGAGTGGTTCAATTAAATCACATACGGGGTTTAGAAACTTGTTTATAAAATAATAATTATAATCAACTTTTAAATTATTGTCTTTTGCGTATTTTGGATCTTCTGACTTTTCAAACGCCTTTGCTTTAGGATCGCCCGTATCGAGAAGAATGTAAGGTACACGATCACCTGATTGTGGTTCAGAGCCCGGTTGTCTTTCACGCATTTTTCGTACAACTTGAACATGAGCTTGATTAATATCTTTAATATCGGGACTATTAATAGAAACCGCGAACCCTTTTGATTTATACGAATCTGATAAACCCTGACTCAAAATTAGTTTTTCGTTAGGTACATCACCTTCAATAAGTTCAATAGCCCTTTGTAAAGCGAGTTCTTTTGGTGGGCCGGTATCACTACTTTCTAAAACAACATCGAGAAGTTCTTTACATACTTCACGCATGTGAGGTGTATTATCCCTTCGTACCAATTGAAGTCCTTTGACGTCTATGTAATCCATGTTCATATTACCATCTTTACCCTTTGTCCAAAGTTTTGCCGCATATCGTTTCTTTGAATATAAGAAATACGGGCAATATACCTTTTCAAGTTCAAGGTTATTCGGTGCTTTGAAGAGTTTAGTACACTCTTCCGCGGCGCGTTCACCTATTTCCCAACTATATTCAATTGCTTCCTTCCCGGTACGGTTTCCTACATCAAATTCGACCATGACAGAATCCGTGTCACCGTACCTTACCTTTGATCCAGGAAAATTCTTTTCAACATACGCTTTTGTTTCATCAATCATACTCCGACCTTTTAGAGTTACCGTTGAGGCAATTTGTACGCATGGTAACATACCTTTTGATG